ACAAATATATTTCCTATCGGACGATGGAGTGTTCACCCTTCAGCAAGGCTTAGATCCTGCCAAGGGATTAGGTGTGGCAATTAGTAAGGTAAGCGGTGAAGCAATCCCATTATCGCGTCCAATCCAAGACCAGTTCAAAGATGTCAATTTCGCACATGCGGACAAGGCGGTTGGTATCGTATTTGACAACAAATATTTCTTGGCAGTGCCCACGGGTTCTTCAAATGATAATAATAAAATCTTAGTTTATGATATTCTTAACACAGCATGGACTTCAGTAGATTCATTCCCCGCAGGATTTGTAATTGATGACTTTGTCACCGTATTACATGGAAATAACCCACAAAAACGCAGACTCTTCGTAGTCAACGATAAGGGATGGCATCTCGTAGACGAAGGAACCACCGATATCACGGGAACAATCGGGAACCCAGGCACCACATCAACCGCAATAAGTGCCAAGCTGAAGACCCGCTCATTCACATTAGGAAGTGTAGATGTGAAGAGATGGAAGAGGGGGCAACTCGGATGCAATGTGAACAACGGGGATCAGTTCACGATCAAGGTCAATACAACAGACCCGGATCGCACGAATACAGTCCACACCGAGAACTATTCGGGATCAGCGGAGGAGAAACTGATTCGCTTTGGCAGTGGACGCGCAAGAGGTTACGCCGCAAATGTTGAAGTTGATGTCACCAGCGGACAACCTAGCTTTCGCCATATATCGCTGGAAGCGATAGCTGGCGGCGCGAATGCGAGAAGGGAGATTGCGTAATGGCTATTACTGCAACAGTTACCCGTGGTTTTACCTTCGATACCGGGGTGGAATTGGATTCCGCATCTCTTAATCAACTAGGCGAGCCTAGCGTCACCGTAGACGCAATCTCCGCAACTTCCGTTACTCTGGAGAATAAGACAGTTAGCACTTTGCCGAGCAACGGCACCACGGGCAGAATGATCTACGTTAGTGATGGCGATGGTGGTAGCCCATGTCTTGCCGTTGATAACGGCACCAACTGGTTGCGCGTAAACCTTGGAAGTGCGGTAAGCACATCGGATGCAGACGAATACCTAATGGCAGAATGAACATACTTGAACAGACAAAGAGGTTTTACGATAAGACGGGAGCAAATATGTTTTCAGACATATCTTCGTATTCTGCTCATGGATATGTATTCATCACTCCCACTACTCTTCTTCTTGGTAAAGCGGTAAGAACCGATTTAGACATACACCCTGACAATCAATGGAATCCACCTGGAGCAGATGCCTGGTATGTGCGCACAGCGATAGGGGATGACAGTATAAAAGAATTTATATCACGCATACCTTACCCATTACCGTTTGTCGGATGGATGCGTGAACTTAAAAAAAGACCAATAAAATGGTATGACTTTAATAGAATTATGAGGAGGAAATAAAAATGGGAGGTGGACCAGATATAGTAATGCCGCAACAACAGTCCTACGGCGAAAGTTTAGCCCAGTCGCTCAAGGCACAGGCAGAATTTTTGCAGGGAACAGGTGATTTTGCGGAAACAGGATCGCTCGAATCTTTGTTACCCCTCGAAGAGAGTGTGCGTAGAAAAACCGCACAAACAGATACAGATGTTCTGCGTCAGACATTGTTGGGTACACGCCAAGAGGCGACTAGCGGTACTTACGATGATCAAGGTAGGTTGGTCATTGGATACGAAGGTGGCAAAGAAGCGACAACCGTAAAACCAGTGATCGAACTTAAAAAGTTGCCACTATCACAGAAACAAAGGGACGCACGGCAAAGAGGGAGGGGTCCGGGCCTTGGTTCTATTCCGGGTACAATTCAAGTGACTGTTCGCGATCCTAATACAAATGATTTAATTGGACAGGGACAAGTATCTGGAATGACCGAGGATCAAATCAGAAAATTACCGGAATTGACTCTTAGCGGCAGGAAGGTCAACTTACAAGGAATTAATGTCCCTTCCGAAGAGTCGGTTCCCGTCTACGCTAAAGACCCAAACGGGGAAATTATCGTAGATAAATCAAAGGCTGGACAGACGGAAACCATACCCGCAACTTTTACGGGTGATGGTATGATCAATCTGCTTGGCGATAGTCGCAATGTGCAGGAGTTTACCACTCGTCAAGCTACTCAGGAAGATGTTGACGCAGGACTTGCATCCGAGGTAGGTGAGACAATTACAGTACAAACAGGTGACCGAAAGGCAGGTTTTGCATCCGAAGAAGATGGTGGTCAATTCTTGGGACTCTCCGCCCTTGCTGAAGACATACAGCGAGGTAATTTATCCCGCCAACGCGAGGCTGACCTGGCGGATGTTGAGCGTTTATCAGGTCGGTTTCAGGATGTCATGGAAGATTTCAAACCCGCCGCCACCAGCGGGTTGGATGATGCCCGTTTACTGCTTGAGCAACAGCGTGAAAACCTGACTGGACTACGCAAAGCCACACAAGCGGATGTGGACGAAGGATTAGCCACAGAGGTTGGTGAGATGTTCCAAACAGGAACGGGATCAGGCGGACCCGTCAGAATACCCACATCCGACACTTTTGGAGGATCAGTCACGCCAGCTACGATGACTGCCGCCCAGCTTGGGGTTGGTCCTACCTTGGATGCAGATACTTCTTTTGATGCCGCTAAAGTGGCAGATCCATTGCGATTACAAGCAAACACACAATTTCAGGGGGCACTCGCAACAGGTACAGATAATCAGAACACTCTACGCTCTAAACTTTTAGGAGATGCAAAGACTGCACTAGATTCAGGTCTGACCGAGCGTGAGCAAGCACAGATAGCTAATGCCGCCCGTGCTAGACAGACACTCATGGGCAGAACATTTGATCAAAGCGGTGCCATCGCAGAAGCGGAAGCTCGCGTCCAAGAGGATAATGCACGCCGTATGCAAAACCGTGCATTTGCACAATCCGTACTTGGGCAGGAAGCAGGATTACAACAGGGCGACATTACTCGCGGTATGGCACAGGAGAGTGAGCAAGCAGGATTGAACCAAAGGCGTGATTTAGCCCAATCACAACTTGATCAGGATGCCCTTCGTACATCTATGCTTACTGGAGTACAGCAGGATTTAGATCAGGCAAAATTCGATCAACAACGAGATCTTGCACAGGCGGAACTTACGCAACAGGCAAATGCATTTGGGGCGCAATCCGCACAGCAAGCCGCACTTGCAAATCAGGCACAAAGGCAACAGGCTAATCAGTTTGGCGTTGGGGCCACAATGGATGCCGAGCGTCTGAACGAAACACTTCGTCAGCAGGGTTTGTCCAATTACATCAATGCGGTTGGGAATCTCGCACAGGTGGAGGATCAGTATACACTAGATCCGTTCCGGGCACTGTTGGGCAGAGGCGGAGGAGGAAGCTTACAAGCCGGACAATCCGTATTCGGGCAAGCGGGTTATGGACTTAATAGTGGTCCGCAGTACCTTAACCCGGAAGCGGGATTAGGTTTTATTTCACAGAATGCGGCTAATCAAGCAAATATGTATGCCGCCAATGTAGCCGCAGATGCAAGCAGGACTGGTGGAATATTTGGCGGACTAGGCGCGTTAGGTGGCGGTTTATTGAGTAACCCAAATCTAACATTCTGTTGGGTAGCCCGCGAAGTTTACGGACCAATGAATCCGCAATGGTTGATGTTTAGAGAGTGGATGTTTGCAGAATCTCCAAGGTGGTTCTTTGAAATTTACGCTAAATATGGCGAACGCTTCGCATCATGGATAAGCGACAAGCCTCGCCTCAAAGGAATTATGCGCAAGTGGATGGACTCTAAAATAGGAGACAAATAATCATGGCAAGACGACCATTCTTTTCAGGCAACTACGGATCGGCTCTCGGATCTACCGCTAATGCCGCCAACCTCATTGCGAGGGCAGGGCAACAGCAGGGCCAGATGTTTCAGAATTTGGGTACTCAGATTGGGGGGATGATCCAGCAGTATGGGCTTAATAAGGAGAAGCGTAGAAAAGAAGAAGATACTGCGATGGGTAATTTAGCTAACTTTAGCCCGCAAGACTTACTTACACTTGAGCAAACTAATCCAAAACTTAGACAGGCAATAAAAAGAGCAACATCCGATCAAGCAAGTCCAAGAGATTTTCAATTGATCAATTCAGCAACTGCTCCGTTTGTAGCTAACAAAGCAAGAGAGTTAGACACAAGATTTAAAACTGCACAGATACAAGGTATTGAATTTGAAAACAAATTTAACAAAGCCAATGAAGAAAATCGCCTACTACGCAGTACATTGGAAACCGAGTCGATGCAGATTCTTAATAAATATAAAGACCTACAATTAGAGGTATTAGGGATTGAGAGGGATATTAAGTCTAATGAAAGAGATATTGATCGTGATAAAAAATACGCTGAATTAGAGCAAAAGAAACTAACACTTAAAAACTTGCGTCAAGATATTCAGTCTAAGAAGAATACAAATTCAGTTTTTGCAGAACAACTAGATCGGGAAAGAACAGAGTTTGCAGTAGATATGAGCCAAACTATGTCTAGTTTAGCAATAAATGCAGAAAAATTAGATCAACTAATGGCATCAAGAGATGTTGATCAAAAGACCAAAGAAGAAAACTTAAAAATACTAAAAACTGAACGAAAGCAACTAGAACAAGAATTAACAAATCAACAAAATTTACTTAATTCCCTTTCTGTTGATTCAGCAGACGAAGATACAGATTTTATAAAAGAAATTGACATTGGTGACGCTTTTCAAGGTGGCCCACTATTAGGAAAAGATGCGGCAGGATTGTTTTACAGTGTTGTTGGTGGTTTGGGTTCGACATTTGGTGCAGACATCACGCCAGAAACTACTAGTCAGACTCAAAATTTGCTAACATTGGAAACATTTCTCCTCCCTGCATTAGTAAGTGACATTTCATCTCGGCCTTCTAATTTTAATTTGGAAATAGCAAGACAAAAAATTCCTTTGCCAAGTGATACTAATGCTGTGGGTAGAGCAAAAATTGAACAATTAATTCCTGATCTGAAACTTAGATTGAAAGAAGCTGAAAATACGATAGCTACCGCCAAGACTGATGCATCTTATTTTCAAGAAGCGCAGAGGCAGGCAAGTCGAATAAGAAAAATAATTCCTGTTTTAGAAAATTCCTTAAAGGGCAAAAGCCCTAGTCTTAACGCTGGTAAAACATCAAATAATGTTGGATTTAGAATCGTTAATAGGGGTCAAAGATAATGGTTACAGTAGAAATTGATGGAGTAGGAACTGTCGAATTAGACGATTCGTTTAGCAATTTATCTCCAGACGAACAGCAAAAAACTGTAAATGAAATAAGCGCTAAGTTCAAACCTAGAAGGTCAACAGATTTGCAGAAAGCAGAGGCGGCGGCAAAAGGATTCAATGTTGGAACTTTAAGCGATTTTCTAGGTGGTCCTGTCGATTTGGTAAATTTGGGACTAGGCGCTGTTGGCCTTGGCACAGAAGCTCCATTCGGAGGTAGTGAATCCATCAGAAGGGCTTTAACCGCAGGAGGTATGGGCTATATGGATGAACAGGATTTACCTGAAGATCAAAGAGCATTAGCAAGAGGAGGTCGTACCGTTGGTCAAGTTGTCGGATCTGCGGCACCAATTTTTGGGTTGGCAAGTAAACTTTCCCCCGCACAAGCATTGATGCAGTCTGCCCCAAGCAAGTCTGCAATCAAACAAATCGGTTCAGAGATGGTAAAATCTACCGCCCGTGATCCTGGTAAAATGGCGGCAATTGAGGGAGCATCTGCATTAGGCGCAGGACAGGCACGCATGATAGCAGAGGATGTTGCACCGGGTGATGAACTTACAGGCACACTCGCCGAAGTAGCAGGTGGTCTTTTAAGTCCGGGGGCACTTGCAGGAAAACCTGTGGAAATGGGTAAACAATTTGCAAATAGATTTTCTGAAGCAGGCCGTGAGCGTGCGGCATCAATCAAAGCACTTGAGATTCTCAGAAAACAAAATCCAAATATTACTGATGATCAAATATCGGGTATTGCGAAACAACTTAGGGATGCAGAAGGTCCAGGTCGTACTGCACAGGTTACTCAAAACGAATTGGCAAGAAAAACATTCACTGCAATGGATAATAAGCTGATTGCAGATGCAAGTGACGAAGCAAAAACTGCCGTTCAGAATCAGAACAAAAAAACTATTGAAGCATTTAATCGGAAAATCCGCAAAATGCAGAACAGTGGGAATCCTTTGATGGTTGAGGAGGCCGCTCGGTTGCGCTTAGAAACTTTTACTAAGCAAATGAATAAACGAGTTGATGACGCAGAGTCAAGGGCAGGTGAGGCAGTTGCCCGTGTGCTTAATAAAAACTCTGATGATGCTGTTGGTGCTTCTCGCGAAGCTCGCAAAATAATAGATGATGAACTTAAGAAAGCTCGCGCTAAAGAAACTCAATTATGGGGCGAAGTTGATAAGTCAGTAAAAGTTTTTGGGCCAGACCTAAACACTGTGAAGCGTGCAGAAAAAATAAAGGCAGACATGCTTCCTGAAGAAAAACTGCCAAAACCTATCGAAGCATTTATTACAAGGATCTCGGCACAAAAGGAGCCTATTTCTGCAAGAGAACTGTTTACTGCTAGAAGTAGGGCGTTAGAAATGGGCCGCGAAGCTACTGCAAAAAATAAATTCGGACAGGCACGCAGGATGAACGAGATCGCAGACGCTATGCTTGATGATTTGATGATGGTTACAGATCAGACTGCCATTGTAGCTAGGGACTTCAGTAGAGAATTGAATCAGCGTTTTAATACTGATTTAATTAGAAGCATCAGGAAAGTTGAGCCTGAAGTTGCCCTATTC